AATCCGACGAGCTACGTCGTCGCCCAGATTTTTCGCGGTCTTTTCGGAAAGGATTTGGCTCAAGTGCGCAGGAGCCATTCCCCAGCGCTCTGCGCACGCACCCTTCCGTTGAGAGCCGATCAGGCGTAGCAGGTTGAGTTTCCTAATTTCGTAAATATCCATGCCGGCAAGAATGCCAGCATTTAGCTGGATGCTAAATGTGCCCAAAGCTAAATTCTCCTTGTCTAAAATGTAGCCTTGAGCTAAATTCTCCCAATGAACACGGGAGAAACCCTCATGAATGACCACCTACGTGAATGGCTTGCTGCGACACCGGTCGACGAACGCAAGCGTGTGGCGCAGAAGGCCGGCACAACAGTCGGTCATTTGTGGCAGCTGGCCGGCGGCCACCGCAAGGCTTCGGCTGAGTTAGCTGAGCGCCTTCAAGACGCCTCAAACGCCCGAATCACTATCGCTGGATTGCGGCCCGATCTGGTTTTGCTTGCCCACAAAGTCCTGCAAGGCATACCGGAAGCCGCCTGAGTCATCGGCGCTTTATGAATTATCCCGTTACCGAACGCGTGTAACCACGGAAAGAAATACGAGGTTTTACGAATGGAAGATTTTCTGCGGGCGTGCCAGAGCGCTGTCCTGGACAACGATGCGAAAGTGCTGGCGGCGAAGATGGGGCTTCCTCATGTGAGCCTTCTTCAGCGAGCCAATCCTGACAATGACGCTCATCGTCTGACTGTTGAGCATTTGTTCGGAATCCTGCTGCACACGTCTGACGTTCGCCCATTGGCGGCGTTGGCCGATGAGTTCGGCTACGACCTGATTGCTCGGGAACGGCCCCAACCAAAGCCGCTGCTTGCTGCTCTGGCGCATTTGGCTGCTGAGTCGGGTGACGTCAAGCGCCTGATCTATGACGCGACCACCGACAACCACATCAGCCAGCACGAAAAGGCCCAAGGCGACAAAGCCATCCAGGAAGCAATCGACGCGCTGCTGGTTCTGCGCGAGTCCCTTAAAGCTGCCTGACCAAATCGCAGGCATAAAAAAACCACCTGGCGGGGTGGTTTCTCTGAAGCAATTCCAACGAGCGAGATCATGACAAACATCATCCAAATGCACAAGTCCCAGGGGTTTACCCGAATGGACAACAATCTTTACGAAGCGCTGATAGGGGCTGACCTCTCTGGGCGTGAGCTTCGCGTGGCTCTTGCGGTCCACCGGCAGACTTGGGGTTACAACGTTGAGCATGCCCGCGTTGCCGCCTCAGTCATCGCTGATATGTCCGGCATTCGTCGTGAGCATGTTTCCCGCATGATCAGCGAGCTGCTTCGTCAGCGCGTTCTGTATCGCGTTGGAGGCAGCAAAGGCGCTCTGGGTATTTCCCCGTCAGCGGAATGGAAAATCGATAGCAAAGACGACCTGAAATCCAAAGAGCCACAAAAGGCACAGTGTGCCGTAGTCGGCACGTCCTTAGTGCCGTTTTCGGCACACTATAAAGAAAGAAATACAAATACTACTTCTAACGAAGTAGTAGGCACACCCGATCAGGTGAAGCCGAAACGTGAACGCAAGCCATCGTTCGGCATGAGCCAGATGCTGGCCGACAACCCCCACCAGATTCCTGTCCAACTCCTCACCGACTGGCTGTCGCTGCGCAAGACCAAGCGCGCACCGGTTACTCAGACCGTCTGGTCCTCCGTGAACGCCGAGCTGAACAAGTGCGCCTACCTGGGTATCACCGCGGTAGACGCGATGACCGAAGCCCTGACCGCCGGCTGGCAAGGATTCAAGGCCGACTGGGTAGCCAACCGCCTGAATAAAACCGCGCCCGCCGCCAACGCAACCCCAGACTTCGCTGACACAACCTGGTCTCACGACCTCGGAGCGCTCTGATGAAACCCGTCAACGACCTGATGGCGAACATGGGCAACTTGCCCCCTGTGGAAACTGCCCCGCGCAAGATCGACGCAGGGACCGGCGAAGTGGTGAACGCGCTGTTCCGCGAGCTGCGGGCCATCTTCCCTGCGTGGAAACAGGCGTGGCCGGACGACGAAACGCTCAAAGCCGCCAAGCGCAGCTGGATCAAAGCGTTCATGGCGCAGGGCATCAACCAGATCGAGCAGATCCGTTTCGGCATCGAAGCGTGCCGCGCACTGCAGAGGCCTTTCGCGCCGAGTGCCGGTGAGTTCATTGCCATGTGCCAGCCAACGCCTGAAATGCTCGGCATACCGTCCCACGACGCCGCCTACGCCGAAGCAGTGACAAACGCTCACCCGAGCATGGTCGGTAGCCGCAAATGGTCTCACCAGGCGGTTTACCACGCCGCGTCGCAGTCTGGCTTCCACGCCCTCAGCCGGTTGCCCGCCGACGCCAGCCGCAAGCTGTTCGATCGCAACTACGAAATCACCATCCGACTGATCCTGGAAGGCAAGCCGCTGCGCAACATCCCGCTCGCGCTGCCCAGCCGGGTCGACGGGCGCATGACGCCTGAAATTGGAAACAGGGCGCTGGCCGAGCTTCGCCGGGGTCGTCAATCACACATGGGCAAGGGAGCTGCGCAATGAGCAACGACAAGATGCTGGAAATGCGCAGCGCCTTTGAGCGCACCAATGGCCGCGACCATCGCCGCCAGCCTCCAAAGGGAAATAACTACATCGATCCCATGGCGCAGGCGGATTGGGAGTCATTCCAGAAGGGCTGGAAGCTGTCCCGCGAGGCGCTGGTGATTGAGTTGCCCGAAGCCTATGCCACCGATGCGGATGGCTACTGGATGTTGCCACGCAAAGAAGTGCGCACAGCCATCGAAGCCGCTGGCCTGAAGGTGAAGCCATGAAAGTAGGAATTGTTGGTTGTGGTGATGGCGGCCTATCTGCGGCGCTTAAATCCCTCGGCCATGAGGTTTTCCTTATGACTGAAGATGATGCGCGTGCTGCTCATGAACTTGAGCTGGTACTGAAGGGGTTGCCATCAGTGAAAGAGTGCAGCCAGTACGCAGACGATCTTTACGGACGCGCTCGCGATCCTAAACGCAAGGCAGACCGAAAAAAGCGCATGGGCGAATTGCAGCGCCGCGCATTCGAGGGAGGCCGACCATGACTGAGCTGGTGATGCGCAGCCGCGACGACACCAGTCGTCTGTATGGCGTGCTGGACGGGACCAACTTCGACAAGCCTAAGAAGATCGTCATCAAGGATCTGGACCGCAGCAGCGAGCAGAACAAGCTCCTGCATGCGCGCCTCACGGATATCTCCCGCCAGGTCGAACACGCTGGCAAGAAGTGGGACGTTCTGATCTGGAAGCGCCTGCTGACGGCCGCCTGGCTACGTGAGGGTGGCGAACGCCCGCAGATGATCCCAGCACTCGACGGCCACGGCTTCGACGTCGTTTATGAGCGCACAAGCAAGCTCAGCGTGAAGCAGTGCGCCGAGCTGCTGGACTGGATCGAGGCTTTTGGTGCGGAGCACGGCGTGCGCTGGACCGCCAAGGATCATTGGGGTGGCCGTTATGACTGAGTTCGCAAAGGGCCTCAATCGGACCGCCAGCCGCTTCACCACCTTCATGGCTCAGGCCTACCAACAACCAGAGCTATGCCTCCAATTCCAATGGGGGCAGTCGTAATGCGCCAAGCAGTAAAGGCTGTGAAGACCCCGAAGGAGAAACGGTGCCGGGTGCCGGAATGTCTCGCACCGTTCGTCCCGCAGCGCCTCGGTCAGGCTGTATGCAGCCCGGCCTGCGCGATCCTCGATGCGCCAAGGCATCAGCAGAAGGCCCGCAAGGCGTTGGCTGACGTCGAGCGGCGCGAGATCAAGGTGCGCAAGGAGAGGCTGAAGAGCAGGGCGGATCACCTCAAGGATACGCAGGTGGCATTCAACGCGTGGGTGCGGGAGCGAGACGCCGCGCTGCCGTGCATCAGCTGCGGTCGCCACCACCAGGGCAAGTACGACGCAGGGCACTATCGCACGACCGCTGCCTGCCCTGAGCTTCGATTCGAGCCGCTGAACGTCCACCGCCAGTGCTCGCCATGCAACACCCAGCTGTCTGGAAACATCGTGAACTACCGCATTGAGCTGGTGAAGCGGATCGGCGCGGAGCTGGTCGACTGGCTTGAAGGGCCTCATGAGCCCAAGAAGTACACGGTCGAAGAATTGAAGGCGCTCACTGCGCACTACAGGGCAAAGATCCGAGAATTGAAGGGGAAGGCAGCATGAAGATCAATTCGGCACGCCAAGCCTGGCATGACTGCACCTACAACCCAGCGCCGGGCCAGACCTCTGACGTCGTGCAGCTGGGCGTGGTGGTGCAGACCACGGAGCGCGGTCCGACCGCCAACCATGCGATGCACAGTGCGCTGGCCGGTCACATCCAGTCCGCAATCGCCCGGCTTCACCCGCAGGTCCGTGTGTTCGGCGAGTACATGTACGCCGCGAACCGGAACGACGACATCTGCGAGGCAGCGGAAGAGGTCGTGTTCGGCATGGTCGTCTCGAAGTCCAAGCGCATGACGGCAGCCAAGCGCGAGAAGCTGGAGTATGTGGTGAAAGGCGTCATGCGCCGTTATCGCTACATGCACCAGGGCGGGCAGTCAGCCAATGACGACCCACTGATCAAGCCTGAAAGGTTCCGGACCTGGCTGCTGGCTGAGTACGGTATTCGGATCGAGTCGTTCAACTGGGATCGAGATTGGGAGTGCTATGTGAGGCTGACGTTCGACTGCTGCGAAGACCTTGACCGCATGGCTTTGAGCCCGATCGGTGCAGTGATTTACCAGATGAAAGAGGCCGCTTGACTTCCCGTGCGGCTGGAGGCATCATTTTGCCACATTGAGTATTTTGCCTACGGCAACTTGCTCCGGAAACACCAAGAAAGCCCGGCCTAATCGCTGGGCTTTTTTGTGCGCTTAATAGTGATCAAAAATCCTTCTTCGTGAAGGTCGTGATGCCGGACTGATCATTATTTATCGTCAGCGTTCCGCCAGACACACTGTAGGCAGTAAGTGCATCACCATCGGCATACTGCTCGCGCCAGCGACCCCATTCACCGGTGTCGGCGAAAAACGCCCTCCAGACCACGATCCCGCCATCCAACTTGCAGCGATATTTGAAGCTGTCTCCGTCGTCTCGGCGATATGAGATTTCGGGCGGGTTCTGCTGGAGCGTCTTCATAGACTTTGCTTTTCGACCCATCTCGACCGAGATGGCGGCCTTGCATACTTCAGAAGGTGAGAAGTCAGCGCCCTGGGCAGAGAATGCCACCATAGAGGCTGATGCGGTGAGGGCGAGGAGAATCGCTTTCATGTGTTTCATCCGTGAGTCTTATTTCAGGAAGCGCATCGTATAGCTACTGAAGCTGTTTTTCAGCTGCGGCAGATCAAACACTAAATCGGTTACCCAAACCCCTCGGAACCTCTGATCGTCAAGTTCAGCGAGGGACTCATTCGCACCTGGAGAGACGATGACTCGTTCCCTTTGCTGGAGCATCTTCGCCTTCGCCATGGCGGTGCTGAGCTACACCATGAACCGTGACATCAGCGCCAATGTGTTCATCGGCGTGCTGATGGTTATTCAGGGCCTCAAAAGGGCCGGAGAGGAAACCCACCGGGTGACTGAGCGGGTACTGACCCTGTGCCTGACCGCAGGCGTCAGCGTCATCACCTTTGCCTTATTCGCCCGCATGGCCGGTCTTGAGTGGAACAGTCCTGCATCATGGTGACCCTCAACCCGAACCACCACCACACGGAGTGCTTATGAGCGCAGAAGCAATACCTGCCGCACTCGTAAGCGGTGTGGCCACCGGTGGAGGGGTGACACTCGCCTACCTGTTCTCGTTCGACCACGGCATGGCGCTGGCTGCGATTGGCGGATGCTGCTTTTTCCTCGGTGCATCCGCGGCGCTCCCATGGAGTACCCGGGTCTTTTACGCGCTCGGTTCCTGCATCATCGGTTACATCTTCGGAATCATGATGCTCAACCTGCTGTCCTACAACGGGGCGGCCGCTTTCCTGGCCTGTGTTGCATCTGCGCTGGCATCCTGGGTGTTCGGATCGTTGAAGCGCTGGGCAGACGGCGGGCCGCGTCCTGACTGGGTAGACTGGTTCGCAACCTTCGCAAAGGGTTTCCTGCCGGCCTTCCTCAAACGAGGAAAGCGCGATGAATGAATTCCACCAACTGATCAACGCTATCGCCATCTGGCTTGATAGCGTCATCCCTGACGTACTGCTCGGAACACGCGGCACCTGCCACCTGCTG